TTATTCTTCATAAAAGTATTCCTTATAAAATATGAATGTTGCGATACTTGCGAATCCCGCAATCGACCATGCAGTAGTGAAGTATAGAAACGGCATAAGTACAATTGCTAAGACTGTAAAGCACAGTACTGCTACTAGGTAGCTTTTATAAGTTTTACTCATTTGATAATTCCTCCTAATACCATTTTTTATGCTTTCTGATCAAATACTCTTCTAATTTAGAAATATTAATCAGTGTGCCCGTCGCTGAATAATCAATGTATAAATTTTCCACACCTAAATTATCTTTGCGGTAATCTTTCAACCAGTTGTATACTGTACTTCTGCTTACACCAAACAATTGATGGATTTGTGTAGGTGTTGCGTATAACTTTTTAACAAATTTTTCTTCTCCTCGATATGTGTTTTCTGGTGTTGGTGGTATTATGATTTTGGGCATTTTTAGCACTCCTTTCCTGTATAATGTTGTTATCAACCTAAGGAGGTGATAAGTATGGACATAATCGCGATTTGTATCGCAATTTTTAGTTTCTTACTGACTGCACTTAAATATTATTTAGACTATATGAAAGATTCTCTTAACATCGATGTTATACCTACCAGAAGCTTTAATTACTTGGTCGATGACAAATCAAGTTACAACGATATAACATTTATTAATTTCACAAAGTTTCCCATTTCTGTTATTGACGTTGAATTTGATATTAAAAATAAAGTAAATGAACAAAAAACGTTCAAACCTATACGATATAAAGATAAAAACTACTCCATTCCATTTACTTTAGGACCTTATGAAAGTGTAGAATGTACTTTTTTGCTCGAAGAATATCCAGTGATATGGGAATGGGATGTGACTATCAAAGTCACTACCAACAAAGGAATCTATATAAAGCCTGTTATCATAGAATCGCGGACAGAACACCGAGAATCAGAGCCACAAGTGACAGAGTTAACATCAGTAAATAAGGTAAGTGCTCTTTCCAACCCCAAGGATGGTTTTTTAAAGAAGTTTTTATATCATTTAAAATCTTAAACATTTGAAATCCTCCTTTTTCGTCACTCTTTAATCGGAGTGGCGTTGATTTTTTCGTCTAACTTTTTCAATGCTAATTTGTAAATAACTGAAGCATGTTCGGTTTTAAAATGAGATTCAGCAATAATTTTCAATGTTTCTAATTTATTTCTTGCATCACCGTATGTGGTACTTTCTGATAGAACACCTTCTAAAATTTGTTGAACTCGATAACCTAAAAGTTTTAAGTCTTTATTGATGCATTGTTCGACACACTCTTCTTTGGTTAATGTGATTTGTTCCATAGTGTCCTCCTATTAAGATGTTTGTTTTTCTCCTAAAAACTTATTAACAAAGTATTGTTGTCCTTTGCCTGTTACTTTTGGCGTCTTACTAATTGATGTGTGACCGTCCGAATGTGTGATTGATGTTTCTTTAATTTCGAATAACTCACGTTCCATTGAATACTGTGTAGGCATGTTATAATCCACACCCTTGCGTTTAATAAGGAATCCGTTTTGACGTAACCATTCGAATAATCTGCGTTGCCCGATGTTTACACCGTTTTGCTTAATGATCTTTGCTAACTCTCCAACTAAAATTGATGTCTTAGTAGTAGCTACTGCATCTGCAAATACAATTTTTGGTTTGTCGCGTTCAATCTTTGTCTCTAATTGATTGATTGTGTTGTTAGCAATTTTTAAAGCACGTTGCATAATCATTTCTGGGCTATTCCATGCTTTTTCAACTTGGATGAAATACTCTCTAAAATCAAAACCTTTTTCTGTACCTGACATCATCGCAACATGTTTAGCTACATCAAGTGTTAAAGCATAATCTTCTAGTTGTCTTACAGCTCCGTTATTAACAACCGTACTTGTAAGTACACTTGTAAAATCCCTATTTTCTTTGAAATGCTTCAAGTTAATTTCTGCCCAAGCGCTAAAACGCTTTTTAACTTCCAAAGCTTTATATAACTCTCTTGCACTTATTGCGATTTCTCCATTTTCTTTTTCTTGAATATTGAACATTTCTCCGATGTTCGATTTTGTTTGTAATGCTTGCATATTGTTTATGCTCCTTTCGTGTACAATGTTGTTATCAACCTAAGGAGGTGATAAGTATGGAAAAGTCAAATAAAGAATTAGCATCTGAATTAGTAATAGCTATGTTAGAACATAATGCTAAACTCACTAAGTCAGGTGTAAATGGCAATCCTATTAGTTCAAGCTCCATAATTAATGGAGAAGTTATTGTAAATAATCTTAAATACATCAAAGATTATTTAGATCGCATGGATGATTAGAATTTATTACGATTTCTACATTTAATTTTTCAATACTTTGTGAGTGGATATTTTCTATTTGCTCCAAAGTATTTTTTAGTTCTGTTGTGTCATCCAATACGATTTGAATTTTTAAGTTCATTTGTCGTTCCTCCATTTAAGATGTGACTTTTTCTTTATTCGAAATCTTCAATTGACAAGTTTTCAATTCGTTTTTGGTAACGATATAAATAGAAGTTCTTTAACATGTCATACATTCTGCTAGCTTCATCGTATTCACTCTCTTTCAAATCAGAATTAAGCGTTACACCAAAAGCTGATAATGTAAGTTTTCTGATGTGGTCATGAATTTCACTAGCGTATGCTTTGTAATTTTCATAACATCCTATTCCGTGTTGATATTTCTTTAAAGATAATGGATGTCCTAAGCCGAGATTGTCAGCACCTCTTAAACGTTCTGTATAAGCAAACTTTTTATTAATTTCATCAAAATCCTTATGGCTGATTCTTACTTTGTTGAAAATTGAACCTGAGCTGATTGGTTTCTTGCCTTTTATAGCTTCTCTAACTTCTTTCGCTATAATTTCTTTTAATTCTTCTTTGGTTAATGTGATTTGTTCCATAGTGTCCTCCTGTTAAGATGTTTGTACGGTTTTCTGTACATTTTGTTCAAAAAAATATCTACCTACTTTTGTTGGTGGGATTTCTAATAATTCACAGATTCGTTTTATTTCCCATTGTGTAAATAAATTTTTTCCTTGCAACTTGTGATTAATAGATGTCCTTGAAATAGGGATTGCGTTCGCTAAAGAACTTTGGCTATATCTATACTCTGCCATTCTTTCGTACAGCAAACTATAATCGAAATTGTATGTCATAAACTCATCTCCTTCCTCGTTCGGTTTTCTGTACAAACCAATTAAAACACCTTTGTTTAAATAAGTCAACACATAAAATACATTTTTCTGTACAATATTTGTTAAAAATTATTGATAATCGTCATTGTACGTAGTATTATGTTCTTAGGAGGTGTTCAGAAATATGAACAGTTTTAAGGATAGATTAAAGCAAATTATGTCTGAACGGAAGATATCTCAATCAGAGCTATCAAGAAGGACTGGTATTGGTAGAAACTCAATTAGCGATTATTTAAACGGAAAATATGAAGCGAAACAAGACAAAGTCTTTGAACTAGCAAAGGCTTTAAACGTTAACGAAGCGTGGCTTATGGGTTTTGATATTTCTAAAAATAGAAAAATTGAAAATAACGACATCACTTCCATATACAACAAACTCACACCTCCCCGCCAAGAAAACGTACTCAACTACGCAAACAGTCAGTTAGATGAACAAAATAAAGTCACTTCTATAGATGAATATAAGGGAGATAAAAAATACGAAGAGGTGAACATCGCAGGTGTTCTTACTGCAGGTAAAGGGACGTTAAACTTTGACAAAACATCACCTGTAGCATGTACTCAAGTTTTGGAAAGCGAAGTACCAAATAAATATGATTTAGCATTTCAAATATGTGGTGATAGCATGGAGCCTAGTTTTAAGGATGGCGAAATTGCTTATGTTCTTACCAACACGCCGTTTGTAAATAAAAGAGTTTATGCGGTTGAAATCGATCAAGAAGCGTATATCAAGAAAGTTTATAAACGCGAAGATGGTTTCACACTTGTATCGTTGAATAATGATAAAGATGAGGACGGTAATTTATTGTATCCAGATATTGAAGTCACTGAAGGCGATGATTTTTATGTTATCGGTAGAGTTGTGTAAAAAGATATACGGTATTGGTACTCACTACGGCGAATACTCAATTACATTTGAGCCGTTGAGAGTTTTTAAATTGCATCACATTGATTAACAGCGCCTTTTGGCGCTTTGATGTAAACAAAGGAGGAAATAATGACACACAATATAGAAAAACGTATTAACAAATTAAAAAAATCCGGAAACCCAAAATTCAAAAATTTAGATTCAGACACACACTATTTGCTCAAAAGATTCGAAGGCGAAAAGAATCATAAAGGGTTTTATCCAAAATTTAAACAAGGAGAAATTATTTTTGTAGATTTCGGCATAAATGTTAATAAAGAGTTTTCCAATTCGCACTTCGCAATCGTAATGAATAAAAACGATTCTAATACCGAAGACATACTAAACGTTGTCCCTTTGTCGTCTAAAGCGAATAAAAAATATTTCAAAATGAACTTTGATTTGAAATGGGAATACCTTTTAAGATTGTTTTTAAATTTAATCAGTGCACAAAATAATATGACCAAATTAACAGAAGATTTCAATAAAAAGTACTCAAAAAATAATATAAACTTCTCTAGCAAAAGTTTTATTAGTGAGTTTATATCAGATACTTTAGATGTTGAAAACAAATTAAAGGAAATTGATAGAAACGTAAGCACTATAATATCAGCAATGGATAAGATAAAGAAATTAAAGGGTAATAGTTATGCGTGCGTTAATTCTTTCCAACCAATTAGTAAATTTCGGATAAGAAAAATTTTACCGCTAAAAATAAAAAATCCAGTAATCGATCCTTTAGATACTATGATACTAATAAATCGAATTAATAATAATATATTGCAGATTCCTGATATAAGATGATATACTTTAAATATATTAAAGGCACACCCTTTAAAACACGTATATATTTGTTACCATTTTTGGTAATTAACCATGTAATCTTATAATTATAAGTGGCGTCTGTATTATACAGGCGTCTTTTTTTCATACATTTTTTCACGGGTAGCCCGCCTACCCTTATTATTTTTTTGCCAATTTTGAGGAGGGATATAAAATGTGGTTTGAAAAATTCAAGAATAAGAACAATGAAACAAAATATAGATACTACGAGAAATACAAAGATCCATATACAGATAAGTGGAAACGTGTAAGCGTTGTGTTGAATAAGAATACAAAGCAATCACAAAAAGAAGCGATGTTTCGATTAGAAGAGAAGATAAAGAAAAAGCTAAATGACAAGTCGTCAAACGAGTTGAAAACTTTAACTTTCCACGAGCTCTTAGACGAATGGTTTGAGTATCATATAAAAACGTCCGGTTTTAAGGTGACAACGATAACCAACACAAGGTCACGAATCAAAACAATAAAAACAAACAGTTCTAAGAGTTTACTTTTAAACAAGATCGATACAAAATACATGCAAAAATTTATTTATACACTATCTGACAAACATTCTATAAATCAAGTAAGCAAACAAGTCAGCGATATGAAAAAAGCGATAAACTATGCTGTTAAGTTTTATAACTACCAAAACAAGCATTTATTAACCGATATTGAAATACCTAAAAATAGCAAAACATTGAAAGATATTGAAAAAGAAGAAGCGAAAATTTACAACTATTTAGAAATGCGTCAAGTTATACAAATTCGAGATTTCATATTAAACAACAATAAAGTGAGAAAGAGAACACGCCTTTTAGTCTCAAGCATCATAGAAATACAAGCCTTAACAGGGATGCGTATCGGCGAGTTATTAGCATTACAGAATGATGATGTGGATTTGAAAAATAAAGTAATATATATTAACGGTACAATTCATAGAATTAAGTGTGATGAAGGATTTGGTTATAAAGACACTACCAAGACCGTAGGTTCAAAAAGGGCCATCACTATAAACAGTAGAACAGCCAGTCTTTTAAAAAAAGTAATATTGGAAAACAAAAAGATGAAACAATGGGAACCGAGATATGTTGACAGAGGTTTCTTATTCACAACCCGTCAAGGAAACCCTTTACAAAACAACGAGATAAATAAATTAATATCTTCAGCTGTGAAATCACTGAATATAAATAAAAAAGTTACTACTCACACTTTCAGGCATACCCATATTAGTTTGTTAGTAGAAATGAACATATCTTTGAAAACAATTATGAAAAGAGTGGGACATACAGATGAAAAAACCACTATAAAGGTATACACTCATGTAACAGAAAAAATGGACAGGGAGTTAGATCAAAAATTAGAAAGAATCATGTATTAAAATAATCCGCCCTTTTTTTGCCCTTTTTGTTTTCGAGAAACCCTATATAACCCTTTCAAACACTGGTTTTAAAAGGTTTTCACCTCAAACTACATACATCATCACGCAATTACTTTATTTTATTGATGGATCTTTAGCTTTTTTAATCTTTGTACGTCTCATAAACGGTATCGCAACTGCAGTTGTGACAACTGCAACAGGTACTATTGCGGCATACGTTACCCCTGTTAATAGAAAAAGTGAAGGCATCAGTTTATTTTCCTTAAGTTTAGTATTAGGTACAGCGATTGGCCCATTTCTAGGTATGTTACTTATTACAAAATACGCAATTGATTTACTGTTTGTTATTTGTGTCATATTAGGCATACTCGGACTCATTATCTCATTATTTATAAAAGTTGATTTCGAAGTAACAAATAGCAAAACTGAAACTAATGTCATTGATAAACCAAGATTTAGTATTCATCAATTTATTGCAAAAGAGGCCATTCCTGTTGCTGTTATTATGCTTTTAATTGGCGTTACCTATGCGTCCATCCTAACTTATTTACAAGCATTTGCTTTAGAGCGACACCTAGTAACTGCAGCAAGCTATTTCTTTATTTGCTATGCTATAGCATCGTTAATTACTAGACCTATTGCTGGTAGATTGATGGATGATAAAAATGAAAATATTATTGTCTACCCAGCATTTATCATGCTTTTTCTTTCATTTGTGTGCTTAATTTCAAGCTATCAAAGCTGGTTAATATTACTTGCTGGTGCTTGCCTAGGTTTAGGGTATGGAAATTTATCATCTGCAATGCAATCTATTGCGATAAAAGTCTCACCCCCGATTAAATATGGTATCGCGACATCTACTTTTTACGTTGGTCTAGATGCTGGTGTCGGCTTCGGTCCATCATTCCTTGGGCTATTTACTCATATGTTTTCATATAGTGAAATCTTCGGCTTTATGGCCGCTTTAGCAATCATTACTATGCTTGTTTACTTCTTAATTCATGGACGTCATGTAGCTAGAAATGCCATGAACTAA